GGCAGGCTCGATCGCGAATTCAAAACTCGCAAACTCTACGATCTCAGGCGTGGCTCTCGGTGCAAACTTGAACGCATTGACAGCTGGTAACGGAATCAGCATGACCTCCTACAATGGATCGGCTGCCGTATCTGACCTAACGATCAACCTCGACGGCGCAACGCTTTCAGTTGGTGGATCTGGTCTTAAGATTGCTGATCTTGGAGTCGGAACATCTCAACTCGCGGCAACGTCGGTAACGGCGGCAAAAATTGCCAGCTCTGCAGTTACGGCGGATAAAATCTCAAATGCCAGTATCAAGACCGAGAAGCTCGATTTTGCTGGATTCTTCCAAGGGTTCGACGCAAACGGATCGACACTCGCCTTCGAATTGGCTGGACCTGTCGATCTTGAGTTCAAGCAATTCTTTACTGTAACCGTTAACGGTCTGGTGATGGAATACAAAGATACTCCAGACGCTCAAGACAATTACAAAATCGACAACGCTGGAACCGGTGGCGCTGGGCGTATCGTATTTGGTGCGAACTTGGCCAACGGTGACCGCGTGACGATCAAGGGATTCATTAATAACTAATCCCCTCAGCACTCATCAACCCCTGAGATCCTCTGTATCATCTGCGGAGGATCTCTTTTTTTTGTCTGCGTATAGTGTCGGTAGTTGCGGGGGATCTGTCTAACTGGCTGATTATTTTTAAAAAAACTTTTATAAATATGTAGACAAATAGAAAATAATGATTTAATATATAAGTATAGTCAAGAACAACACAACAACGGAGTACAAAATGACTACTGAAATCACACTTAAAGACATGGAAGCATACTTCTCAAAAGACGAAACAAGCAAGACAGAAGAGGAAAAACTTGCAGAATTGCAAATTGATACAATCAACACCTTGCTTAAGACACCAAATGCAGAGGCATACAGAGCGAAATACGCTGCAAAAGTAAAAGAGATTGTAGCAAACCACCCATGGCTTAAGTTCATTGCACCTATGACTATGATCTAATAGTCAAGACACCACAACAAAGGGGGCTTCGGCCCCCTTTGTTGTTTTAGGCGCTCTCAGAATATATCACAACGACTTTTGTCCCTGTCTCAGGGGCAAGCGCAAAAGTAACACCGCGCCGATCGCCGTCTTCTGTATAGTCATCCGAGCCGCCTTGTATCTGCAAGACCCCATTGTAATATACTTGAATACTATCCCCGACGAACTGGCTTGACGTGCTGAAGTTGATATTTGAGCCTGTAACCTGACTCGATAGATTCTCGATCTTGAGTGTCGCAGAACCTCCGCCTCCGGTGTCAGATGTGCCCCCGCTTCTATTGATGATCTGTACAATAGCCATTATCGATCCCCTTGATATGTGATCTCACAGAAATCAATATCGCAGCTGCCTGTATTCAGTTTCACAAACGCATACAGATCACCAGCCTCCGCCACTTTTACAAAACTATTGAGGGCAAATATCGCGGTTCCTTTTGTAGCCGTTGTGATGCCTGTGAAGATGTCGCTCTGTGTATCTGTGATGATCATTTGATCACCTGCCGTATCTCTGCACAGTCTCAGCGTGATGTTAGCCGCTGCATTGATGCTGGACAGTTGCAGAGTAATCAGGGACATATAGCCCTCGAAACTTTGCGAGGGTGGGAACATCTCCATATCTATATCGATCCGCTTTGCCAGATCAAAACTGGACCCAACGCCAGTGACGGCGGTGCGACTTGTTACCCTGTTGATTGCTTTCATGTTCATGATAGTAATTCCTTGACGCTAGCAATTGCGCCTCTGAGTTTCACATACATAATAAATTTTGGAGAGGGTGGAACCATGCACCGCAAGATCTTAATACAATCCTCACAATCTGAAAGGGCTGTATGCGCTTTCCTGCGCCTCCAACCTAGAAAGAGGCATATGTTATCCAGTGACATGCTAGCACAGCCATACGGGGCAAGATTGACGCGGCAAACATCACGCGTATCAATGTACGGCACTGGGAATGTAAACTCTTGATAGAACTCATCCGCAAACGCCCGTAAAAATTTAATGTCAAAGTTCACATTGTGACCCACTAAGATCCCGTCAAGATGTGCCAGAAATAGATGCTTGATGATTGTAACGGCGTGCTCCCCTTCAATAGCGTTCTTCCATCTGTAGGGACTGTAGCCATTGATCCGCAATGCTTCGGCGTCTGCCTGCTCAATATTGCGCGGCTTAATCTTGATCTCTATGCGCTCAGTAATTACCCCGTCAATCATCACGATCGCGCCCAGACTCAGCAGCTCGTGCTTTTTTGGATCAAGCCCTGTTGTCTCTGTGTCGATGACAATGTATTTCATTTTGTGCCCCGCTGCTTTTGTTGAAACGATGCCAGAACCGCACGCACAGTCGGCTCCTGCATTGCAATTCGAAATATAAAAAGATTTGGCGGCTCCCCTGTTAGCTCATGGAAATATTCAGCCATGATCGCAATCTTTGGGAGTGGAATCGTCGTGCGGTCATTGCACCAGTTGGAAACCGTGCTCTCTCTAAATCCTATATCCTCACAGAAGGCGCGCCGATTCTTAAAATTGTCGTGTATGTATTGATTGAGTATAGATCCCATAGACATCCAGATCCCTCCGTTGTGTGTGAGTGTAACCAAAATATAACGATTCTGCACAGTAAACGATTGTACACGCCGCAGAAAATGCACAGATCACAAACCGATCACAAACTGCCCACAAATAGACCACAAACTGCCCACAAATTTCGATCACTAAACCCCTGTAATCATTGCACTTATTTTTTTCAGCCCACAAATCGACCACAAATAGACCACAAACCGCGCACAGATTGCCCACAAATACAGAGAAAAAGTGCAATAAAATCAAGGGGATGCGACGACATAACAATAATAATTAGAATTACAATTAATAAATACAGCAGTTAGACAGATAGAAAAAAAGTGAGATGCTCCAAATTATATAGAAGAGACAAAAAAAGATTAAATGAGGATCTTTCGTCTACGTTGTCGATTTTCACGATGCTGTCTAACTGTCTAACTGTCTATATATCTATTTAATTTCATCTATTTTTGTAAATATGTTTGCAATACCTGATCGAATACCTTATTATAAATATGTACACAACAACAACGGAGTAAACAATGTTAGTACCAACAAACGCAAAGACAGGCAACGCATACACCAGCGGAAACATCTTTAAACTTCTTGAAACAGGATACACTGACCAAGTATGGGCGACATATAGACAGTGGCAAGAGTTAGGTCTTCAAGTTCAAAAGGGAGAGAAGGGCACACGCTTGATCAAAATGGTTACAGTCATCAACAAAAAAGCAAAAGACGACGAAGCCAAAAAGAAAAGCGTGCCTCGCGGATTTACAGTTTTCAACATCGCACAAGTCGAAAAGATTGTTACAGAGTCTGACTTGATGGAAGCAGAAACCGCAGAAGACTTCACAGCCCTCTCATTGCAGCAGCTTGATCAAATGTGCGAACGAGCAGCCAAGTAACCAATCAACAGGGGGAGCAATCCCCCACCACAACAACAACGGAGCATATCATGCAAGATAAAATTATCTTAATCACTTTCAAATCAGGGGCTGTTCAATACATCCCACTTGATAACAATAAACAAACAATGATTACAGCACTTGAATACATCAGTGCCCACTTTGACTCTATAGAAGAATTTGTCATTGTTGAACAAGTAACATGGCTAGGAACAACCTAACAATCAACAGGGGGAGCAATCCCCCACAACAACAACAACGGAGCAATCATGACACACGTTATGCCAACAATCAATTCACATCACAGAGCGATCGATTTTGAGCGCTTTATGTCAATCTTCAACAGTATTCCACAAGATCAAGATCATTCATTTAGAGAGGAGCGCTGGTATGTCTTGAGTCAATGCGGCCAACACATCTATTCAGTTGTGATCTATTTCTGCCACTTTGATCAATGCGTACAGTACAACGCTCAGCGCGTCCGATAATGGATCTATACATCAAGATGCCAATCAGTCTCCTAGAAGAAGATCAGACGGCTGTATGGCATTATTCACAACTGTATCTGATGATACTACGACGACAAAAGATCAACTTGACACAATACGCCAAAGATCACAAACTATCTTACAACACAGCCCGTCGACTTCTTAGGCTGGCAAAACAACAACGGAGCAAACAATGAGCAATCAAGAACTCAATGCAATCATTGAAAAATACAACCTTCAAGACAGGCACGATCTGAAGTGGCAAGTGGGAGACCGTGTGCAATTTATACAAGAAGAGTACACATGGGGATCGGGCGATGATAAAAAACAAGACGCTTGGATCGGAGACACTGCAACAATTGTATCTTTGTATGATCAGCACTTTTGTCAAGAGGATGATTTCATGATGTGGTTTGACGTAGAAATCGATCAGGCATGTCTAGACGATGATCGAGATCGTTGGTGTCGCTTCTGTGTTGCTACGCGTCACAATGCAATCAATCTTGATCGTTTACATTGGATCATGAATCCAGCCTATACAGGCAAGCCGATCAGCATTGATTGGGCAGCACTTGCAAGCAGACTCAAGATCACCCTTGCAGAACTGAATCAATCTTGGAACAATGGAAGCATATCTGTATTTGATGGACTCGATGCAATATGTAATCATTATCGTGAATGGGAGCCGGATACACCCGCCACCGATCTACTCAAAGAAGAAATCAGAGATGGATCAGTGATCTACACTCAACATTTATTTTTCATGTGGTTATAATTCACACAACAACAACGGAGCAAACAATGAGCAACGAGAAAAAATCAGAATGGCAAAAATGGCAGGAGCAGAATATCCGCACGGGTAAAGATCAGGTGATATTTAGATTTCTGTCGAACTTGTCAGATCATCATGGAAAAAATACTTTTTGGCTGCGGTCACAGTTTCCACTGTACAAGCGCAAGTTTTTCAACATTCCCAAAGATTACCTGACCAAAGCATTCTTTGAATATCTCATGGATACGATGCCTTCATGGCTGCCAACCTTGCCACAGGTCGCTGAGAAAATATACGACCGTGATGATTTTGTCGGACACTGGCACACAATCAATCTGGATTCTCACTACTGCCAAGATTGCAGAACAGACAGGGACGGCAAAGAGGGCGGATTCAGACACATCTTTTATTATGGATACATACCCAGTAAAAACAAGATCGGCGAATATCGAACTGTGGCAAATTGTGATTGTGAACTTGGCAAGAAGACCACACGCGCCCCGTTGCATGATACATTGAATTGGTTGCGCAACATTGACTCCGCAGCGGAGATCCATGTCTCGTACTGGTGCGAAGAGACACAACGACACGTAGATCCGAGAGAAGAAGCATCGATCACATGGCGCAAAAAGATCGAGCGCGGGATCTTCAGATATGGCGACGCTACACAAGGCGAGGATCCGGCCGCCCTGTATGCCTGCTGGGAGCATCCTTCATGGAGTAGCGGGGTTGGAGAATGGCAATGTAAAGTGCACGGGCTAGAAATGCCGCCAGAGGTGCGAGAACGCTACGAACAGCGCCCACGATTGGACAAGCGCAAGAAGTTTTCGGAAGCCGTTACGCTTCGCCGCACAATCGGCAAAGATCCAAACGCGCCAATATCCGCGCCTATGTC